GACTATTTCCACGAGATGAAAACCCAGTGTTATCTTCACCTTTGGCGTTCAAATACAAAGCAATGTTGTTTTGCTTGGCTATTTGTTCAATAGTGTAAGTTTGTTGTTTATTGTTTGTCATGTCAATATCCTAAATCCTTTTTAACTGATGATTGTCTGTCTTGGCGTTCGTTGTACTTCTTGCCACGCAATTCGGGTGTTTCTTCTTGAACCAATCTGCGAACCCTTGTGATGGTGTCCGATGATGTTAGTTTACCAAATGCCATCAGTTTGAAGAATGTTTGTGTTGGGGTACTTGATGCGGGATAGCCGTGGGCTTCCATTTCAAGTTTCCAGAACCACGCCACCAATTGTTGGTCGTTGTCTTTGAAGTCGGAGTATTGGGTTAACAACTCAATCACCGTTTTTTTAATGTCCATTTTCATTTGTCTTTGATTTTAAGATTAACGCCATTTTGGTGGCTTTGTCCAATGTTTCAATTGCCGTTGGGGATGACATCAAATGATCCACGATGCTTCCCACCTGGCGGTGTTTGTTTTCGTTTTCAATGTTTCGTTTTATGTGTGCGTTTTTGCGTTGTTCAAAATCGTACAACCATTGTTTCATGGTATCGTATTCCACCAAATCCGCTTCGTACATTTTATGTTTGGTTACAAAGTCATAACCGATTTTGAGCAATACCAACGACAATCGCGAATCGGCATCGTGTTCCCAATATGCCTTGATAAAATCGTTTTTCAAATGCTTCAATGTGGTGATGCCTTGTTGGTAAACTTCTTCATCCGTGTACACCACCTCCGCGGGTGCTTTTTCAAACGGGTTGTACCTGGGTACTTTCACATCCTTGATAAACCGATTGATGATGTTTGTGAGGAATACTGCGTTGATTTTTTTAACGCGGTGAATGTCCGACATCGAACCAATCAAATACGCATCAAATGCCTTTTCAAATAAAAGGAAGTGATAACGGGAATAAGTTTGTTTCAGCAAATCCACGATTTCTTTCATGGCTTCGTTTGGTTCAATATCGCCAACCCGAACCAATTTGTCAATGGCGGTGGCAATTTCAATGTCCGTTAGGTCGTAAACCCATTGTTTATTTGTCATGGTGTAAATATATTATCTAAATTGATCCAACCAACTTCCCTTATTTTCCACACTCTGTTGATAAGGTAGTTCATCGTTCCATCGTTTTTGGTTAATGTATGTTGAAAAATGTGGTAGGTATTCCATTTTTTCGGCCTTGCGGTGGGCCTCAATGTATTTTGGAATGTGCGTAAGCAATAACTCGATTTCATCTTTGCGTAGTTTTTTGAATCCGCGGGAAGCAAGTGTTTTGTTTCCTTTCTTTTGGTATAAACTCCAAAAATAATCAAATGAAAAGCCGTGTACAATACTATCCTTTATTTCTTTATTACTTATATCTTTAATACTATCTATATTACTATTGCAGATTTGAGGGGAGGGTGGTATCAAATTTGATATGACCCCTCCTTCTTTATTTGATATGACCTCCCCATTCAAATTGATATGAGGGTATATCCGTCTTGTTATGACCTCCATCCGTTCATTCCGTATTAATTCGCGGTGAATCATCCCCTGGCCTTCCAACAATGCCAATTCGCGTTGAACTGTGATTGTGGTCATGTTCAAAATACTTGCCATCGTTCGGTTGGATGGGTATGCGTAACCGCTTTTCTTGGCCATCCCGATAATCATTCCCATGATAACCGCTTGGCGTGGTGTGAGTTTCTCCAACAACTTGGTCGGGAAAAACACAAACATTCCTAATTCTTCATTTTCGTTCATTTCATAAAAAAACCCCATCAAGATGGTGCAGTGAGAGTGCAACCAGCCCAATGGGGTAAATATCTTTGTAACTTTGGAATCTCTCACATTCCGTTACTAACACGAATATACAAAAATGAACTATATTTGCAAAGTCCTTTTTGTTATTTGTCATATCAATTGGATTGGGGGGCTTAATTGCCCCCTTCCTTTTTAAGTTGGTACAACGCTATCATCGCCACGAATAAAAATCCTAACCCCATTCCACCCGCGATGATTTGGGCCATGATTGGATAATGCACAATGCAATACCCATATGCCAATCCCAAAACGATTGTTGTAAATACGATTAGGATGTTTTTCATTTTACGGCTTTGATTAAAATTGAATCTTCGTTGGAAACATACTGTGCGGGTTCGTACACCTCGCCCGTTTGCTCGTTTAGGAACAATCCTTTGTTCATGTTCTTGTACGCCATTTGGTGCAGTTTCTCGCGTTCTTTGAGTGCGTTTTTGAGTTCCACCACCTGGGGGATGTGGTCGTATGAATAACGCCCCGCACCCGCTTTTCGTGTTATCTCATAACCACAATACACTTGCCCGTTCCATTTGGATGCTTCGTTCAATGCCAATGGTTTGATTTGGTCTTGGAAGTTCTTGATGGTATCTGCAAGTTCTTTCAACTCGATGTGGAATTGAAGGGGGCAATAATTACCGCCCCCAACTTCCAACATTGTATCGCTCAATGTTTCAATCATGTGTTTCATTAGAATGGCAAATCATCGCTTCCTTTTGCGATTGGTTTGTATTGTGATAAGGTGTCGGTGCCAGTCAAAACATACTGTTCAAAGATTTGGGCGTATGCCAATACTTCGTGCAACTTGATGTCGCCATTGATGGCCAAATCCCCCGCAACTTTTAATACGCTCATACGCATGATGTGTTTGCCCGTGTCGGGATCCTTTGGTTTTGGTGCTTGGAATCCACCTTGCTGAACCTCGGCGGGTTTACACTTGTAGTAAATTGTGCCTTGGTATTCACGATCCGTTAACACATAGTCCACTTCCTGGCCCACCACAAACTTGGTTTGGTTTTGGGTTTTGGCGTTGTACTCGGCCACATCTCCATTGGCGAATGAAATTTGAAATTTGTACAACATACCATACTGGCCGTTGTAAGTTCCGTTGGCGGTTACATTGGTTACCGCACTTCTTTTGTTTTGTTCCATGATATTTGATTTGTTAGGTTGTAATTTAGTTTTTGTAAAATCTCGAATTGCTTTTCCATTGATAACCCGTTACGCTTGAATTGAAATTTCCATGTCGTAACTGTGTAATAATTGGTTTGCAATAACTCGGATAACTCTTTGTTTGATTTGCTGAATACTTCGTTTAATGCTTCGTATGTTGTCATAAAATTAAAATGGTATCTTGCTAAGGCCAACCGCCACCCCAAGGTGATAAAGCAATCCAATTTCGGAAATTTCCAAAACCATTGCACCGCTATCAATGTCCGTACCTGGGGATTTGAAATAACGCTTTTCCACAACCTTGATTGATTGGCTCATGTATTCGCTTTTTTGGATTACTCCAACCACTTGTTCCATTTCATCAGCGAACAGAAAGTTTAATGGGTAAAGGATTTTCATTTGTCGGCCCTCCCTTTGTACATTCTGCGTTGGTACAACATTTGAGTGAACTCATCAAATTCGGGGATGATTTCATCGCGTTCAAATTGGTAGGGCTTGGCTTCCTCGATGTTTTGGAAACGCTTGGAATTGCGTTTGATACAATGCCACGCATACATCACCGCAATGGTGATAGGCGTTAAAATGATTAGGTAGATTAAATCCATGTCGTTTGTCATATTGTTCCACGAATATACATTTGAAATTTCAAATTCCAAAACATTTGATGAAAAAAGAAAGGGAAATAAATCCCTTTTCTTTGTGAATGGCCTTAATCCTTTGTGAGTGACTGCAACATGGCAATCAATTTCGGGCATGGGTACACATCCGCTTTGTCTGGGCGAACTGAATTGTGTGTGTAAACGCCAGGTTCATTCTTCAATGCCCGTTTAGTTACCGCCCAAATATCTTCGTTGTATTCCAATGGGATGCCGTATTTGGTTGACCATAACACCAACAAATCCTTGATGGATGCGATTTGTTCATCCGTGTATGAATGCCACAATTTGTATCCTTTGTATGGTTTTCCCAATTCCGTTACTTGGTCGGCGGGTATTTCACCACCCACATAATTGTAAAACTTTGTTCCCTTCTTTGTTATTGGCCCCCAGTTGCACACTTCGATTCCAATTGATGTTTTATCCAATGGCAAATAAGGACATCCCAAAGGTTGGAAATGCTTGGTACCCAATCCCAAATGATACGCCCAATACTCACTGCCAAATCCTTGTACAATTGTTCCATCGGTTGAAATGGCAACACAAGTTGAAACCTTATTGGCTACCTTTTCCCAATATGCGAATGTTTGTTCACCGCTTCCATTACCCGCCGTGTGGTGCAAATACACCTGGGTTTTCTTTACCGCCTCGCGGTTGTATGCCCGAAATGGTACTTGTTTAATTTTCATCGTTTTGATTTTTACTTGCCCCAAAATAAAATGATACAACCATTGTTACGATGGAAGTAACCCCACCCGCAATGGTGAAATAAATGTCTTTTTGATCCGTTGGGAAATCCCAAAAGATGATTGAAAACAAAATGGCATAACTCAACCCCAAAATGAGGATGGCAATAATGCCCGTTGTGTTGGTCTTAAACTTATCAAAATTCATCGGCCTTGTTTGTTATATGGTTTGGATGATTTGTGTTTGTTAACTGATTTTGTATGCCTTCCCAATTTGCGTTTGGGCTTGGCACGAAATGTTGATGTGTTGGAAACCTTTGCCATTACAACCCGTTTAATTTAATCATGTTTGAAATGGATGCCGTGTCTAAATCCGCCGTATCAATGCCCATAAAAATCATGGTGTTTGCATACTTTTCCGCCTTGGCTTCCGCCTGGGCAACTTCCTTTTTTAACGCTTCCTTTTCTGCAACCTTTGATTCAACCATCTTTGCATTCATCGTTTGAGCCATTTTCGTGCATTCTCCCGCACTTTCAATGTTTTTTGATACCTTGGATAGCAACGCATCAATTTCGTCAATTGTAGGGCTTTGTTTTGCGTTTACGCTTGTGAACAAATACCCCGTAATGAATAGGGCCGTGAAAACAATCAATGCGTTCTTCATAGTTTTTTCATCGTTTGCATTATACGAATCTCGGTCATGGCACTTGCCAAACACGAATCCGACTTTTTAAGGGCATAACTCAATTTGTCAATCTTGACATCCAACGCCTCAATCTTTGCATTGGCTTTTTCAATTTGTTCTTTGTACCCCGAACGCAAATCAATATAAAGATACCCCACAGCCAACAGCATACAAAAAGCAACGGCAGCAACTGGGTTCTTACGAAATTGGTCAAAATTGACGGGCAAAGCATTTTTCGGGGCGGTCATTAGATTACGGGATCGGGAACTATACAATAAGGTGAATCGGGATATTTAGCGCAAAAGGTTTTAAGATACAAAGAATCATCCCCCGAAAAAGTATGAACCCCGCACGGATTTGGGAACACCTCAAACGGGGCAAAACTTGCGGGTGGTTCTGAATAGAATAGAATGTCAACCGCCCATTTGTGTCTTTGCTTTGTGCAAACGGGTTTGTCATCTTCCGTTCCCCACTCTAAACAAATAAACCCAATTTCAACAACTGCGCAATCTTTCCAAATTGTCACGGTTTCCCCGCTTGGTGTGGTTGTGGTTTGTTGTATGTCTTTTTGGAGTGTTGCCCATTCGGTAGGGGTGAACTCGAATTTTAGGAATTTCATTTTAGATAGTTGTTAGCGAAATACATTCTGCATCGGTTAAAACACTTGGGAAAATTGCAATTTGTTCAATTTGTGTTCCTGGATTATATCCAAACGATTGCAGTCCAAAG